GATGTCGTCAATGACTGGATATACACAGTATATTCCTAATCAGACCGATGTTGAACACATGGTTGCACAGAATATAGTCAAGAACAAAGATATATTCGAAGAACGACTTGATGCAGAAGATAGTGATGGCTATGATGGTCTGTTTGAATTTGCTAAGAAATATAACGATACTGCATTGAATAAGATGTATTTGCTAAAAGAATTTAATCGTAGTACACAAGAGTCTAGTATTCGTAAGAAGATTCGAATGGCACTAGCAAAAGGCAGTACTTTTCATAAAACAGTTTTACAAGAGTTTGGAATCTCAAATTATGAAAAGGGAGCATCATCTGTATTAATGATAGAGAATATTCCGTTTATGTATTTTGCACAATATGTGAAATTAATCAAAAACCAAGGAGAGTATAATAATAAAGTGTTACGATATACTGGTAAGCCAGAGCAGTCTGAATTAACACTTGACGAAATGTTGCAATCGTTTATTGTCATGTTTTTGAAGGATGATAATGTAACACGCAGCGACTTATTTGGCCCTGCGTTAGAATCTAAATTGACAGAAGCAGTCAATGAATATGGGTATATCATTGGATAATATAAAAGTCAAGGTAAATGTAAAGTTTACCTTGACAAATATAATTTATGATGTATAATAGTAACACTAATTGATAATAATATTAATTAAAATTGGAGAAGTAAATGAATACACGTGACGTAATACAAGATATTGTAAAACACACAGCAGGTCCCGCTGGATTTACAGCAGTTAAATTAACAAGTTCTGATACAGAAACAACACTTGACGCGATGAACGCAGATCGGACAGTTATCCTAAAGGGTAAACTTCATAATGCTGCACCTGAGTTTCAAGGTGAAATCGGTATGGGCAATCTAGGCTTCTTAGCAGGAGTTTCTGGACTTGGTGCATATTCAACTCAATCAGAGAATGCAACTGTGACAGTGGTAACACGTGATCGCAATGGTGTTGAAACACCTGATCATTTGTTATTCAAAGATGGTGATGGTAATAAAGATCAGTATCGCTTTATGAGTAAAGAGATTATCGATCAAACATTAAAGACTGTTACATTCAAAGGTGTTGAATGGGATATCGCATTCGAACCTACCAAAGCGAAAGTAGCAGAATTACAACAAGTCGCAGCAATCTATGGCGACATTGAACCTAACTTTACTGTTAAGACAGAAGATGGTAACTTGGTTGTTACTGTTGGCGCAGCAGATGGTTCTTATACAGGCAAGCGTATCTTTGCAACCAATGTAAATGGTACATTATCACAAGGCTATGCATGGCCTCTATCACAAGTATTGGCTATCCTAAAATTGGGTATGTCTAGTTCATGTGTAATGCAAATCTCAGCACGTGGTGCCCTACAGATTTCAGTAGATTCTGGCATTGCTAAGTACGACTATATCCTTCCTGCTCTAACGGTGTAATTAATGACTAGTTTAACTGATACTAATGAAGATTATGCTGTATGGCTGCCTAGCATCAGTAATTTCTATAATAATATCATTACACGTTATCACCATCAGGGGGATGATTATTTTCCTCCTGAGCGTATCCCTGTAGGTCTTGAACATGGACTTGCAGGCTGTAATTTCTTAAAAGAAGATGATTCCTATTTCCAATATAAATGGGGATTGTATTCTATTGGACATGCACAGAGAGATGTGACTAAGACAGATAAGCGTGATATGATCATTCAACAACGTGATAGAAGTAAGACTTTTATCTTGGGTGATTCTGGTGGTTATCAAATCGTAACTGGTGTTATCAAATGTGATTGGAATAACTTTAAGTCTGATGATAGTTTACGCCACCAAGTTTTGAATTGGCTTGAGCATACCGCAGACTATAGTATGATTCTTGATGTTCCCACACTTGCAACATTGCCTCAGTATTCAGCAAAAAGTGGTATCAAAGACTTTGCACAGTGTCTTGATTATACCAAGTTCAATGCTGACTTCTTTGTAAAGAACAGAAAGTTTGAAACTAAATACTTAAACGTTATGCAAGGTATGAATGAGCAAGAATCTCGTGCATGGTATGATGCAGTTAAGCATTATCCATTTGAGGGTTGGGCATTTTCTGGCGCTTGTAAGTCAAACAAAATTGATATCTTATTGCGCAGACTAATTCAGATGCGTGACGATAAATTACTTGAACGTGGTGAACGTGATTTAGTTCATGTACTGGGTGTAGGTAAACTTGAACTTGCTGTAGTTTATACCGCAATTAAACGTGCATTACGTGAGCATGTAAATCCTGATATGGAATTTACATTTGATGCAGCATCACCATTCATTGGTGCATCTAAGGGTGAAATTTATGCTGAATCGATATACAAGAGTGATTCATTTAGGTTACAAACTGATCGATTCATTAATGATAAATCATTAAAGGGTAGTACAGTACGCTTACCTTATCGTTCCCCTATAGCAGATCGTTTAACGATGGGTGATATGTGTTATCAAGGCGTAGGTGCACTTGATAAGAACGGACAAGTGTCAAAGACAAGTTGGGATTCATTGACTTATATGTTGATGCAAGGTCACAACACCTATTCTCATATTGAATCTATTCAACGAGCAAATCGCTTTGCAGATTCTACGATGCCATTAATTGATACAGATCATAACTTATGGTCGCAAGTAAGTGGCAAGGGCAAAGCACGACAGATTGATGATCATATCCCAGTAGAAGTGGTTTATATGATCAATTTCATTGAGAAATTGTTTAAGAGCGAAAACCCTATGACAATGATTAATGAGGCTGAGAGTTTGTTTGCTACATTTAGTAGACAGAAATCAGTAAAGAACAGTGACGTATTATTCACTAATCTATTTCAGATGGGAAATGATGAAACTGTAGACTCTGACGAGGAAATCGAACAAGATACCTCAGAAGAATTTTTAGAAACATTAACTTAAATTAAACGGAGAAATCAACATGGCTAAGAAAATTAGACTTATTGACGACACAGTAGAAACTGTTGGTGATGCAGCAATTGCACCATTGACAGAATCACCGAAAGGTGATACAATTGGTTCTGCATTTTCAAAAGATGATGTAGAAAAACTTATGAAGACAGCAGAAGCAATCGATTGGAAATTATGGGAGTTGTTAAAATTTACCCAAAAATTTGAAGATGTGATGTTGCAATCCGCAACATCTTCGCAAGATTAATTACTAACTAACTGGTATTATTATGACCACAGAAAACGAAGCAACAACAACAAAAACAGCAGCACCTTATGCTAGTACTGCAAAGCCTCACGCTCCTCGTCTACCATCACTTTATATTAGTGGGTATTACACATTACACGACATTAAGTTTGATTTATTAAAAATCATTGAACCATATGATGGTTATATGTTCAATCGGAAAGATACTGAACATGTTCGTGGATTGTTTAATAACTTTCTAAGTGATCTAAGGCGTGCATACAAGTTGCGTGAATACAATATCTATACTACAGTGAAGGATAATTCTATTACATTCGATGTAACAGTAAAGATTCATAAAGATCGCGCAGTAAAGAAATTGAAAATCCACGTAGGTCGTTTGAACTACGTATCTCCAACTACAACTCACTCTTAGGAATATAAAATGCCAATATCTAGTAAAATTAAACAACGCCTCAATGATGCAGATCATCGGTATTGGGCAGGAGATAACATTTCAGAACATATCATGGATGGTGAACACGAAGAACTTATTGCAGAACTTACGGAAAAGTTTGAAGATGTTCTTAGTAGTTTAGTAATTGATACAGACAATGATCCCAACTCACATGGTACTGGAAAGCGACTTGCTAAAATGTATGTTAAAGAATTAATGAGCGGGCGTTATTATCCTGCTCCTTCTGCTACTGCATTTCCAAACAATGGTGGTGATCCGTTTAAAGGTATGTTAGTTGTACGATCTGAAATTAAATCAATGTGTTCACATCATCATCAACCTGTAACTGGTGTTGTTTATATTGGCATCTTACCCGAAGATAAAGTAATTGGATTAAGTAAGTACACGCGCATTGCACAATGGTGTGCACGGCGCGGTACACTTCAAGAAGAACTTGCAAATGATATTGCACGTGAACTTGAGAAGGCTACCGAGACTAAGCATCTTGCAGTATATATTCAAGCCGAGCATGGCTGTTGTACCAATAGAGGCATTATGGCACATAGTTCGTTAACACAAACTACTGTACTTAAAGGTAACTTCTTTGAAAAAGCATCTGTCAAAGAAGAGTTCTTCGATAATATTAAAATGCAACAAGCACATGCACCGAGGTAGATTATGAATAAAAAAGTATATTATAGTTGGGAAGACGTTGAGCATATGCTTACGACAATCAATAATGAAATGGCTGCCGATGGTTGGCGCCCAGACTATATTGTGGGCATGTCACGTGGTGGTCTTGTACCAGCAGTGATGTTGAGTAACATGTCAGGTATTCCTATGCATCCATTAGATAAAGACGAGTCAAATCTTTGGATGTCTGAAGATGCATTTGGTTATGTATCTACGCCAGATTCTAATGAAATATCTGATGTATATGATGAAATAGTACCAGAGATTTCAGAAAATGTATTTGATCATCGTAAGAATATTTTGATTATTGATGATATCAATAATGTGGGTAGCACATTTGATTGGTTAAAATCTGATTGGACATCTTCGTGTATGCCTATGGATCATGATAGTTGGGATGATATTTGGCATGACAATGTTAGATTTGCATCATTAGTAGATAATGAAGCAAGTTTATTTGTCGATGTTGACTATGCAGCCGTAGAGATCAATAAAATAGAAAAGCCTGTATGGTGTGTGTTTCCTTGGGAAGCGGAGCGTGATTATGGTAACTAGAAATGTTACCACTTTTGCAGGACCGAATGCATCTCATATATGGATAGATGATGCAGCAGCGACTTACGCTGATAATACTACTATCAGTACTCTCACTAGTGGTAATAGTACTATTACTGGTAGTAATATTGCCAGTATATATACAGACGGTAATACAATAACTAATGGTATGACAGTCAAAGGTGATCTTACTATCGAAGATGGTGGGTCACTTTCAGTGAAAGTATCTGGTGAGTTAGTTGATGTATCTGAGAAATTATCTGAAACTGAAATGCTACTAGGTATAATGACTAACTTATTGGATACTCTTATCAAAGATAATCCTGGAATCACAAGTGCAAAATCTATTGAGGATTTAATGGATAAGCAAAAAATGATGAAAAAATTATCAAAATAGAAAGGCATTTATAATGAAAACACCAATTAGATATGCAGGCGGCAAGTCTAAAGCATACAATATCATAACAGAACAACTACCGACATTATCCTTACCAGAAAGGATTATATCTCCATTTATGGGTGGTGGTAGTTTAGAATCTCGTTGGTCGTCGGAACTTGGTGTAGAAGTAATTGGTTATGATATATTTGATGCACTTACTAATTTTTGGAATGTATTACTAACAGATTCAGATAGTCTTGCTGACAAACTTGCATTGTTGTCACCCACAAAGGACAAATACAAAGAAATAAAAGAAATACTTATCCAGTGGGATTACACGCAAGAAATGTTGTCTGAATGGAAAACAGACTATTATAAAAGAGATAGCATTACGTTAGATAATGTAACTGCCGCAGCATATTATTATCATAATCATAATTTGTCATACGGACCAATGTACTTAGGTTGGATGTCTAAAATATATGAAAGTCAAGATAAATGGAACAATGCAATTAAACGTATAAGAGAATATAAGAATCCAAATCTTACAGTTCACAAGGGTACGTTTGATGAAGTGATACCAAATCACACGAATGATTTTTTATATCTTGATCCACCATATTATCTTGACAAAGATAAAGATAATAAAATGTTTAAGGGGTTATATCCGAATGCTAACATTGCAGTACATCATAAAGGATTTGATCATGAACAACTGAGAGATTTATTGCATAATCATAAGGGTAATTTTATCTTATCGTATAATGATTGCGAGACAATTCGTGAATATTACAAAGATTTTGAAATATTATATCCTAAATGGCATAACTCTTATGCGTATAATACTGATAAAGGCGGCAATGCTGAACGTAAATCAAAAGAAAGTCATGAAATTTTAATTTGTAAAAAATGATGAAGAAATTATCAAAATAGAGTTGACAAGTAATGATTCTTGCTGTATACTTAATGAGTAATGTAATTAAACAAAGTTAATTAAAACGTGAGAATATTATGATTAAATTCAAAAAAACAATAACTGCCTTATCAGTCGCAATGGCTATTGGCATTACAGCAGTCCCCACACAGGCGGAAGCAGCGCCTCGTTCAGTATATGATTATGCGTCTAAAATCACCAATCATACTTCACAAGTCAAATTCATAAACAAGATGATTAGAAGTTATGCTCGTACCTCTAAAGTATACAGTAATATGATTGACAAATATGGCGCACGTTACGGACATTATTCTTGGTTCAAACCTATTATTCAAAATCATGCATTCTATCAAGCAGAAATGAAGAAATACACAAACTTATTAAATTCTATTCAAGATGTAGTGGTAGCAGTAACCATTTTAAACACGGCTACTCATGTTGAACCATATGTACAAACTAGAAAGAGTAAGCCCGAATTAATATCGTCTACTGATACAGTTGAACAAGAAACTGATGCGGGAATGATATATGAATATGCAGTACTAACTAAGGTAATGGAAACCATTACTACTGTTCGTACATTTGAAATGACTGTTACTGTCACATCGTTCAGCGATGGTTCAAAAGATAGTAGACGCAAAGCAAAACTAGTAGATACTAAGATTACGCCTAATCGTGAAACAACTCGTGATCGTGAATTAATTCGTAGTTATTCAGTTCCTGTAATTGAACCGCCAACACAAGTAGCAGACGTTGATACAGGTACAAAGACAGTTGCTATATTGACTGTTGAAGAATACCTTGCTCGTGATGATGTTGATTATGCTGTTACAGAAACTTATCGTCAAGCAGCATGGAATACAAGTGCAGGAACCAATCAAAATTATATTGATCGTGAAAGTGGTTTAGCGCCATATGCTAGTTCATTGGTAGATATTGGTGCACCACAGGCATGGGCACGTGGTTGGACAGGCAAGGGATCTATCATAGGTATTGTGGATTCTGGTATCGATTTAGATCATAGTGAGTTCGATGGGAAGATTATTGACGCACTATGTTTCACTCGTTCATGTGATCTTGGTTACGAATCAGTAGACGATATTACACGAGTTAGTCACGGAACACACATTGCTGGTATTGCAGCAGCAAGTTTAGACGGAGTTGGTACAACTGGTGTTGCACCTGATGCAAAACTATTAATTGCAAAGGCAACAATAGGAACATATGGTTCAATCGATTTCGGTGCAATTGCAAAAGGTGTTGCATGGGCTGCATCTAATGGTGCTGATGCAATCAACGTAAGTTCTAACTACAGGGTTGATAATACATACAAGAATAGTATTGTGTCGGTAGAGTCTGGTGTTTATCGTTCAACCGATACACGTGGTAGAAATGGATTATCTTACGATAAAGATGGATATTCTTTTCTTCTAGTTGACACATTTGCCCAAAACTTAAAACAGGCAATGCAAGATACAGAAGCAGTGTTAGTTGCAGCAGCAGGCAACCAACGTTTAGATTACAGTACTTTCCCAGCACATTATGCAGTACTTGAAAATGAAGATGGTACATTAGCAATGGATGGTCGTGTGATCGTTGCTGGTAGTTATGACGTAAGAAATAATACAATTGCTAGTTATAGTAACAAAGCAGGCACTATGTGTTTCGATTTCAATGAGACTACCAACAAGTGTAATACTGATTATCGCGTCAGTGATTTCTATTTGATGGCTCCAGGTTCGTCAGTTGCTTCAACTGATAAAGATGGTGAGTATCGCTTGAATAGTGGTACATCAATGTCAGCCCCAATGATTTCGGGTGCTATTGCTGTGATCAAGCAGATGTGGCCCCACATGAAAGGTCAGAATCTTGCTAAGTTACTATTGAATACTGGCAATAAAGATATTCCTAACTATGATGTTAACGTGCATGGTCAAGGTCTACTAGATTTAGCAGCAGCAACTTCGCCACAAGGCGCGATTGGTATTCCTACAACAGGTCGTGTTGAAGGTAATAAGACTATCATGGCAAACGCTGGTACTACTAGTCTGTCAGGTGGTACTATCTCAGCATTCTCAACAATGATGGTAGTTGATGATTATGATCGTGACTTCTACGTAGATGGTAATGATTTAATTGGAAGCATTGATACTCGTACAGTTCACACAACCAAAGCAGCCCAAAGTGGGAACACTTTCGATCAGTATTCAGGCTATGCGAATGGCATTCGTTTATCTTCGCAGGGACTTGATTACAGTATCAGTGATGATGGTGGTCATGTTTCTGCTACAGTGAATAATGTTACAGTTGGTGCATTGGTTGAGAACAAAACATTCTTAGGAAATTATGCAGATAGTATGCTGATGAATGTCGATGGTTCTAATACATTGTACATGGGTTATAATGCCGAATTTGAAACCAATAGTGTGACTTATTTTGGTGCAGCAAATGTTGGTGTAACCGCATTAAATGTTGACAGTACAGCAATGATGAAATCTTCAAGTTCATTATTAAGTAACTCAGCATCACTAGGAGCAAAGGTTAAAACCGATATTGGTACATTCGGACTTGTTGCAGCACTGCCAGTAGCAATTTCAAATGGTTCGGCAAACTTTGATGTAGCATCATCAGTGTCAAACAGTGGTGAAATTTTGACTAATAATATGTCAAGTTCATTAGCAGCAGATGCACGCGAATATAATATGGGAGCGTTCTATAATACTAGTCTAACCGAAGATGTTGGTCTTAAAATGTTTGCAGAAGCACGCAACAATTACACAGGCACAGCAGGACTATATCAAATGGAAGCAGGTGTGACGTTGAATGGCACATTCTAATATAGAATAACAATAACAATAGGGGACGCAATGCGTCCCTTAGTCATGAGAGCAGTACAATGGATAATGAACAGATAGTAGGATTCACATGTAGCACGTTTGACTTATGTCACTCTGGGCATATACAAATGTTACGTGATGCTAAAGATCAATGTGATTATTTAATATGTGGTTTACAAATAGATCCTACGATTGATAGAGCAGATAAGAATGCTCCTATACAGACAGTGGTAGAACGATATGCGCAGTTGCAAGCAGTAAAGTATGTAGATGAAATCATACCATATTCTACAGAGCAAGACCTAGAAGATATATTAGAGATGTATAGTATTGATATTCGTATTTTGGGTGAAGAATATAGAAACAAAGAATTCACTGGTAAAGATATATGTAGTAGACGTAGTATACAGTTATTTTTTAACAACCGTGATCATCGGTTCTCAAGTAGTGGTTTACGTCAGCGTGTATCAGATCGTCAACAATCAAAAAAGAAGAAATAGACTATGAAAGTAAACATTGGAAATTACCCAACTAGGTTGATTTGTAATATACATACTAAACATATGGAAAAGAAGTACGGGTTTATGTATGCGGATACTAATAAAGCGACCACACGATTTGATAATTTTTTAGAAGTTATTGAAGATAGTATGCAAAGTGTGTACGATGTATTTAACTGGATATGGTTTGATAGACGTAACCAGAAAGTTAAAGTACACATAGACAGATGGGATACGTGGAGCATGGATCATACGATTTCTCATATTATCTTGCCTATGCTTGTGCAACTTAAAAGAGATAAACATGGCGCCCCAATGGTGTCTAACGCAGATGTACCAAAAAAACTACGTGCTAGTAAGAAGCAGATCAAATCATATAGTAAGAAAGGAAAAACAGATCCCAAGCATTTTGAACGATGGGATTGGATACTAGATGAAATGATTTGGGCGTTCAATCAAAAGTGTCGTGATGATTGGGAAGGTGACTATTGCGAGTATAAAGATGATACCGCACAGTCTGGATTAAAACTTGTATGGGAAGATAGAGAAGCAAGCAATGCACATCAAGTACGCATGACTAACGGATTCCGTTTGTTTGGTGTATACTTTGAAAACTTATGGGATTGATATGAAGAATACAGCAATTAGGGGTCGTTATAAACCTAAGAATAAAAACAAGTATAATGGCAACATTAAAAAAATAACATATCGATCTATGTGGGAAAGGAGATTTATGTTATATTGTGATCGTTCTCCCAACATTATTAAATGGTGTTCTGAAGAATTACACATCCCATATGTTTCCCCAAAAGATGATAAGTGGCATAATTATTATCCAGATTTTACTGTTTCTCTCGCTGATGGAAGAACGATAGTTGTTGAAATTAAGCCTCATTATCAAACTAATTGGAATGTGAATAAGTCAAAGTGGAAAGCAGCAAGAGTATACTGTGATGATAATTCATATGAATTTGTTGTATTAACTGAGAAGGAATTATTTTGAGTTTAAAAATTTCAATAAGAAATCGAATATATAAAGATGAAGATATATATGTGTGTGTCGCATGTGATGGTATGTACACAATAGAAATGATAGATGCACATCTTGAAACGTGCAAGAATATGGATGCCTTTTTAGCCAAACGTGCAGCAGACGCAGAAGAAGAAGAAGAAGATGAATCAAGTGAAGAAGATGAATCAAGTGAAGAAGATGAATAAAAAACGCAGTCTAGCAGAATTAGATAATATTATAGACGAAATTATTTCCCATAATTCTGAATGGGTTAAAGAAATTGACAAAATAATTAAGGAACAGTTAGATGAAGATTCGGAAACGAAAGATATTTAGGTATGTAATAGATACATCTGATGCAATTAATTTTTGGTTTCAAGATAAGTTTAACTTGAATCCTAAACGAACAGTGTTAGAAAAGAAACAAGACTTAGTAACATTAAAAGAATTAGATGCTACCATTGGCAAATCGTTAGGCATAAAATAAAAGAGATAGTTTATGAATAAAGAACAAATAAAAGAATTGATGGTTATCACAGCAGAAGAATGTGGTGAATTGACTCAAGCATGTTGTAAGATATATCGGTGGGATATAGACAGTATCTATGCAGATGGTTCAAACAGACAAAGGTTGATTGATGAAGCAGGCGATGTTATGGCGATGATTTCTTTAATGGTTGAAAATGATCTATTGACAGAACAAGAATTAGATGATAGAATACATTATAAGAAATGTAAATTAAAAGCATGGAGTAGTTTGTTTGATGAAACTTAGATACAGTGAAGCATTTTATTCGCTTCAAGGTGAAGGTAAATTCGTAGGTGTACCTAGTGTATTCTTGCGTACTTTTGGTTGTAATTTTAGATGCAAATCATTTTCAATGACGAGTGAAGAACGTGAGGCTGTTAAAGACGAGCGATACAACCCAGAAGTAAAGAAATTGATTGAAGATGGTGTACATATAAAGGCTACGCTATTAGAAGACTTGCCTATCATTCATACAGGATGTGACACATACGCAAGCATCTATCCTGAGTTCAAGCATTTGATGTTTGACAGAACAGTAGATGAAGTAGTTGATCACTTATTATCGTTAACACCAAATGGTAAGTGGACTATGGATAACGGACAAGACATTCATCTAGTGGTTACTGGTGGTGAACCGTTGTTAGCATGGCAACGTATGTATGTGGAATTACTAGAACATGCACGTATGAAAGACTTGCGTAATATTACATTTGAAACAAATACAACGCAATTGTTACATGATGATTTCTATGAGTACTTAGAAAATAAAGATACGTTAAAGGTTACATGGAGTTGTTCACCTAAATTATCTGTTAGTGGCGAAGTGAGAGAAGATGCTATTAAGACTGATGTTGCAGCACAGTATATGAGTGTCGCAGACAGCAATTTCTATCTCAAATTTGTAGTATCAAATGCAGCAGATGTCGATGAAGTAGATGAAGTAGTCGCAGAGTATCGCAAGAGTTATGTTAATTGTCCTGTGTATCTGATGCCGATTGGTGGTCGTTCAGAGGAATACAATTTATCAGTACAAGATATCGCACAGTTAGCATTAGACAAGGGTTATAGATTTAGTCCAAGATTGCATATTTCACTATATGGCAATCAATGGGGTACATAAATAGTACAAGTATTTAAATGGAGAATTATGAATAATTATATTTTTACAAGTGAAAGTGTTAGTGAAGGTCATCCTGACAAGGTCGCTGATCAGATTTCAGATGCGTTAGTTGATGCGGGATTCAAAGTAGGTGACGAAACAACTCGTGTTGCAATTGAAACATTAGTAACTACCAATATGGTTACAGTAGCAGGCGAAGTCAAAAATTTCCATGTAACAACAGACGAAGTAGAGCAGATAATTCGTGACACTGTTCGTAGAATTGGTTATGAGCAAGAAGGTTTTAATTGGAAAACTATAAAGATACATAATGTTATTCATTCACAGAGTGATGATATTTCATTAGGTACAGATGATTTTGGTGCGGGCGATCAAGGAATCATGTTTGGTTATGCATGTAATGACAATGATGCATATCTACCAGCACCAATTTATTATTCACATGAAATTCTAAAACGATTAAAGCAAGTAAAATCAGCAGAATCATTTGATAAAGTATTGGGTCCAGATGCCAAGACACAAGTGTCAGTGGAATACATTGACAATAAAGTATCTCGTATTGATCAGGTAGTTATTTCAACACAGCACGTAGAAGGTCGTTACACTGATGCATGTAATATTGCTAGAAAGGTAGGTGATGTTGTATTAAATGGTTTAATTGATAAAGATACTGTGTGGCATATAAATCCTACAGGTAATTTTGTTATTGGTGGACCCGATGGTGACACTGGACTCACTGGTCGTAAGATCATTGTAGATACCTATGGTGGTTTTGCTCCGCATGGTGGTGGTGCATTTAGTGGTAAAGATCCTACTAAAGTAGATCGTAGTGCAGCATACATGGCACGTTGGTTAGCAAAGAATGTAGTAGCAAGTGGTTGGACTACATGGTGTCAAATTCAATTGAGTTATGCTATAGGTGTTAAAGAACCTACTAGTATCTACATTCATAGTGATGGTGACAATAGTAAAATTGAGTCATTCATTCGTGAAAATATTGATTTAACACCAAAGGGTATTATTGATAGGTTTGATTTATTTAATTTTAATGAGTATAGCAAGAACTGTGTGTATGGTCATTTTGGAAACAAAAATGTCCCATGGGAAAATATAGGTTGGGAGTAGTTCCCAATCTATAATAGTATAATATAAAAAGAGGTAGTAATGTTTAAATTTTTAAAACAATTATTTAGCAGTTCATCTAGTGATTCTGGTGTAACTACTAAAGAGAAAGCAACCGCAAGAAATGAACCATATGTCAATGTTGTGAAAGTGAATATTGATAAAGATAAGCCTTCTGATGGATATTTTGAACTAGAATGGAATCAAGTATTCATTCGTCAATTGATGGATGCTGGTTATTCTGGTGAAAATGAAGAAGAAATCATTGATCAATGGTTTACTGCATTATGTAGTAGTGTCTCTGAGCAAGAATATTAACGCAGAATTTCATAGTGACGATACGTGTCTTTAATCTTAAAGGCGTAAGATGCCGCTGAATAATTAACACCATCACATGAAGTCGCCCATTGCTTGAGAGATGTATGTTCTGTTATCACTCCAGTAATGGTGTTCTTTATAGCACATTGCATTGCATTGTGAGTTGCATGTCCTGGCTTGAATCCATGTCCATTATATCCATTCTTCTTTGCTGCAATACTCATTTTCTCTAACGTTGCAGCAGTTGGTTTACGTCCCTTGGTAGAATTGGATATCTTCTGTTTGGTTTCTTCGGAATGCGAATAACCGTTATCCAAACGTGTCTGTGTACGACGTGTGATCATTTCGTCACTATGTACATAATTCTTCCAATGATCGGATATGCGTAATTTTTCTTCGTCTGTCCACATACTCTTACCTTTATTCCAAGGTTCAACACCGATGCGCGATTGACTCATCTTGTCACGGGATTCTTTGGTATGTGATGTTGAGTTGCCATCTTCAATAATCAAGTTAGCAAACTCTGTACTATCAACTACATTCCATAATTCACTGTAGTACTTGCCAAGCGATATAATTTCACTCGGGTCGGTACATTCATGTAGTATAGTAGTAGAGTAATCTTTGCCATGTTTGGCTAAATGCAACTTCCAGTATTTGCCACTGCCTGTGTATTTGTGAGGGTTGTTATTGGTTGTCTGTCCTAGATATTTCAACCCAGTTACGTTGTGGGTTTTTAAGTAAAGATAAATATTCATGTTGATACTCCTTGTAAGTGTTAATGTAGTTGGGGATTGCCGTCCCGTGAACTACACCCTATTTCTTCATAGGTTTGATTATATATCTATTTATCAAAAAAGACTTGACAACTATAGATATATGATATATAATATATAATAATATTAACTAACTAAGGTCAAACAAATGAATACATACATTCTTGTAGATTCAGCTCATCTTTTTCACAGATCAAAACATGTAGTCCGAGGTGACGATATGAGCATGAAGATTGGAATGGCATTCCATATTATGTTTAATAGTATCAACAAAGTATGGCGTGAGCAGAACGGCACGCATGTAGTAATGTGCTTAGAGGGGCGTAGTTGGCGTAAAGACTTCTATGCACCTTACAAGCGTAATCGTGCTGAACTACGTGCAAAGAAGTCGGTACAAGAACAGCGTGACGATAGTGAGTTCTTTGAAGCATATGAACATTTTCAAGATTTCGTAACTAACAAAACAAATATGACTTGTCTTCGTCATGAAGAATGTGAGGCTGATGATTTTGTTGCTCGTTGGATTCAGAATCATCCTGATGATAAGCATGTAATTGTAAGTGGTGATTCGGATTTCTATCAATTATTAGCAGAGAATGTTACTCAATACAATGGTATTACTGATAACTTAATTAAGTTGGATGGTATCGTAGATGGTAATGGTCGTCCTGTTAAAGACAAGAAGACTAAAGAACAAAAGATGCCTGGCGATCCTAAGTGGTTGTTATTTGAAAAGTGTGTACGTGGTGATACCGCAGACAACATCTTTAGTGCGTATCCTGGTGTGCGCAAAAAAGGTAGTAAAAATAAGATTGGTCTAGAAGAAGCATTTGCTGATAAAGAAACAAAAGGTTTTAATTGGAACAACTTTATGTTACAGCGTTGGACAGATCATAATGGTGATGAACATCGTGTACTTGATGATTACACACGTAATCTAGCACTAATTGATTTGACCGCACAACCTGACAATATTAAAGAAGCATTAGATGGTGCAATTGTTGAGCAAGTTCAGACACCCGCAATTGGTCAAGTTGGATTGCATTTTATGAAATTCTGTGGTCAGTGGGATCTTGCACGTATCGGACAAGACGCAACATCACATGCAGTGTATCTTGCAGCAGCATATAAATAATTGGTTAACTTAACCTGTTAAGTGTCTCTATTTTATTCTTATACGATAAATAACATAGTATATAATGAATAATACGAAGTACCATATGGAGACATTTAACAGAAATGGCAAGACCGAAACCAACGATAATAGTAGAATACGTAGATAGGAATTACAACGCAGAGCAGATATTGAAAGCAGATGCAGTGTATGCAGTATACTATAATGGTTCTCCTATTAATCTAAGATCATTGAATACATTGATCGATTATCCAGGACCAAAATATAAGAAGTCAAGTTTCCAAAATAGTGGACATGCATTCAATTTGTCTGATAGATTAAATATACTATTTAAAAGCAACTTATTTACCGTAGTTAAATTGACAGAAGGCGAAACTATTACTCGTGGAGAAATATAGTGTTGATGTAATGCAAGCACATATTGTTGCTAATTTAAATGAGGTATCTTCCGTTAAACTGACGAATTTAGATATCTTTTATAATAAATTTACAGTACGATTAACTTCGCATGGAAAAAATAGATGTGTTAAACTATATGATAAGTGGGAATTTGTTTTAGAATCAGATTTCAATTCTGGACAACTTATTGATCTATTCAGAAAAATGAGTTTTCCATATTATCTTAGTCGTTCTAAATTGATTCTGTTTTCAGAAGAAGATGCATTCATGGCAAAGTTAGCAGGTATAGATACTTGGCTAGAAGGTAAACAAACTTAACTTATAAAGACAACTTTAGTTGTCTTTTTTTATGGACTTAATTTATTAATAATATTAGTAGTTAATTCATAAATAGATGTAGTTAAGGAGAAGATATTTATTATGAACTTATTACAGAATGTTACCTTTAAAGTTGCTCTAGTGATTTTAGTGGGACTCGTGTCATTTACCAACGTTACACATGCAGCAGTAATTGAAACTGCATCGACAAGTAACAGTACAGTTACAACAAACGGAACTAATACAACAACAGTCAAAAGTCCACCACCTAGTGCAATCAGTCCAGGCATTAATGCTAGTAATAGTGATTTATGTACAGTAGGTGTATCAGGCGCAGTACAGACACAGATACTTGGTATCAGTGGAGGCAACACAGTACGTGATATGAACTGTGAGCGATTAAAATTATCCAAAACAATTTATGATATGGGTATGAAGGTAGCCGCTGTTAGTGTTATGTGTCAAGACCAACGAATATTTGACGCTATGGAAATGGCGGGAACACCTTGTCCTTTCTTGGGAGCAATTGGCACAGAAGCCCAAGAGCAGTGGGATAGAAAGCCAGAATTGCAACCAGCAAATATAAAGGAAAACGAAAAAGATGATAATTTTAAAACAATTGGTGGTATTCTTTTGTTTCTGCTTTTTCTTATCTAATAGCGTTTTCGCAGAAACTGACAATGGTGATGGTTCATTCACCACTGATCCAGGAACTACGGACTACGCTGATGGTTTTATAACAGGTAATTGTGCTGCTGGGGAAAGCAGTGCAATGGTGATCAGTAATACACATGTTTCGTTCGGCACATGTTATAACACATTCGCTATCAGTACAGCCATCAATGAAGTACTCACAAACGAAGGAATCAGTGTAGACAAGATACATTATAAATGGTTATACATGAATGGTTGCTTTAATACATCAACTTCCGATGGTGTTCAAAAAGATTGGTGTAATCAAAATTTAGAAAATCGAGTAAACTTACAAACTGGTGAAATACTAGATAGCGAATGGGCTGAACAATTTGATATACTTACAGTTGAAGTAGAGATAACAGACTCAAGCGGTAATATAATTGAAACTAGGACATACTCATACGACACTTGGTATGATTGGATGAATCCAAACTCATATAGTGATAGTGAAGAAGCATCAGACATTGATGGTGATGGAGTGGTGGAATACTGGCAAGTAGAAGAAGATTTTATTCAACTGTATGATCACACACATGGTGTTGGTAGTATATACACACCAGAAAGTTTAGGTTCTGCAACATTTAGAGTATCATCAAAAGATGGTGGTATGTGGGATGGTAACTATGGTCCAAACATACGTTCTGGTGGTATATGGTTTACATATCGTGCTAATCCTTGTGCACAAACCGCAATGTACGATCCAAGTTGTTCGGGTTATGCAGAAGCAGTAGCAACATACGAATATGACAACAATTGCAGTGCAAATGCTGCATATGATCCTGGTTGTCCTGGCTATGCTGACGCAGTTTATTATAATGATCAGTGCACCGCAGATGCAACATATGATGCAGGTTGTCCTGGATATGCTGATGCGTATTATGATCAACAATGTAGTGCAAATAGTCAATACGATAGCGGTTGTTCTGGCTATGAGAATGAAAAATCCACCGAACCAGGCATGAATGTGAGTGGACAAGGCAGTGATTATATATTTATATACAGAGGAAACAATCCGGATGTGTTTGACATACTAGTTGCGGACTTAGGTAATATTACAAACTGGGTGTGGGACTGCGAGAAAAGACATGGTGCAAGCGATGGTGACGAATGTCCTGGCACACTACACGGTAAAATCAAAGATGCAACCCTTAATGGTGATTACTTATTTTTATATACAACTGACATAGATGATAACATTGTATGGCCAGATTCTGGCAGATGGTATTCATTTGCTGAGTTTGATTATTGGACAGAACAATGTTCGACAGATGCAACTTGGCATGATAGTTGTAGTGTATACACTTCACAGCAATATGACGAAAGTTGCAGTGTTGACCCAACATACGATGCAAAATGTCCTGGATATGCGTCAGCGCATCACGATCAACAATGCAGTGCTAATGCGATGTATGATTCTAGTTGTCCAGGATATTCAAGTGCATATGAGAGTTACCAGTGTGAACAGAATTCATTATACAGCAGCAGTTGTAGCGGATATGAAGAAGCATATTATAATTACCAGTGCAGTGCCAATTCATTGTATGACAGTGCTTGTCCTGGATATGATACAGCATATTACAACCAACAGTGCAGTTCTAATGCATTATATGATAGTGGTTGTGCAGGGTATGATACGGCATATTACAACCAACAGTGCAGTTCTAATGCATTATATGATAGTGGTTGTCCAGGATATGAAACAGCATATTACAACCAACAGTGCAGTGCAGATGCATTATATGACAGCGCATGTCCAGGATACGCAACAGCGTATTATAATCAACAGTGTACAATAAGTCCGTTGTATGATAGTGGGTGCATAGGATACGATTCAGCATATCTTGGACAACAGTGTACAATAAGTACATTATACAGTACAGAATGTCCAGGATATGAGACAGCATATATGGATTACCAGTGCGGACTTGATGCTACTTACGACAGTTCATGTACTGGATACGCAGATGCTTATTTACTACAGCAATGTAATCTAAATACATTATATGATATGCGTTGTACAGGATATGCTGATGCATATTTTGATCAGCAATGCTTACAGAATCCACAATATGATACACAGTGCAATGGGTATGTTGCAGAAGTAACCGAATCACCAACATCAACTCCCATAGTAGAAGGAACAGGAACTGGTGATGCAGTGATTGATAGTATTATTGCAGCACCAATTATCATCGTTATGCCAATAGAAATAGTACAACCAGCACCAGTTGAAGTTGAACCAATAGTTGCAGCGCCTGTTCCCATAATACCAACGATACAACTAGAAATAGCAACGGGTGCACCAGCCGAAACAACAGAACAATTGGAAATTGCAATTGAGCAAGAGATTGCAGCAGAGTTGAATATTGAAGTAGATGTCGAAGTAACCGAACCAGAAGCAGTGGTAGAGACAATTGAAGAAGAAATAGTCGATGAACCCATTGTTGAAGAAGTTGTTGAAGAAGTTGTTGAAGAAGAAATAGTTGAAGAAGTTGTTGAAGAAGTTGTTGAAGAAGAAATAGTTGAAGAAGTTGTTGAAGAAGTTGTTGAAGAAGAAATAGTTGAA